GCCGCGGGCGAAAGTGGGGATCGTGTCGAGCCGGGTTTTGACGCCGACGAAGCTGGCCAGTTTGTTGACCAGCGCGACGATGCCCTTGTTGTACAGGCCGATGACGAAGTTGACCGGCTTTTTGGCGATGTCCTTCAGCCGGTCCCAGTTGCGCTTGATGTAGTCAACGGCATTGGAGAATGCCGTCTTCGCCGAATTGACGACTTGCTTGAGCCGGTCGAAAACTGGCTTGATGCCATTGTTGTAGATGGCGGACAGGCCGGACTTCAGCCGGTCCCAAGCCGATTTCGCGGCTGACGCAAAGGTCTTGAACGCCGGTCCCAGCGTCCCGGCCAGCCAGGATCTGATGCGCTCCCAAATGGGCCTGATGAAATTCCAGGCCCCGGCGATCATTTTCTTGATCTGCTCCCAGCCCGGCTTGACGCTGTTGTTGTACAGCCACTTGAACGCCGGAGCCAGGACGCCAGTGATGACCGCCTTGATGGCCAGGAAAATCCCCTTGATCGCCAGCCAGGCGACCTTGATGGCGACTTGAATGCCGATCCAGACGATTTTAACGAGGTTGCGCAGGAAGATGAACGCCACCACGAGCACGCCACGGATAACGGTGGCGATGAAATTGAAAATCGGCTGAATGATCGACCAGGCCACCCGGATCGCGGCCACGATCCCGGTCCACACGCCCCTGACGACCGCCCAGACGTCTTGGAAGACCGGGATCACCTTGGAGGTGATGAATCCCCAGATGCCCGACAGGACGCCCTGGAGGAAACGCCAGGCGGTGCTCGCGGCGGACTGGATGCCCGACCAGGCCGACTGGACGATGCCGCGGAACGTCTCCGACCTCTTGTAGGCCAGGGTCAGGCCGGCGACCAGGCCCGTCAGCGCCGTCACCACCAGGACGATGGGGTTGCCGCGCAGTGCCGCATTCAGAACCCAGGTGGCCGCCGCCCACGTCCTGGTCGCCGCCGCCGCGGTCTTGGTCACGATCGTGTTCAGGACCGTGCCCTTGGTGACCGCCTGCGTGCGGATCGCGGCGATCGCCGTAGCCACGTTGTAGGCGGCATAGGCGCCGGTCAGCGTAGCGACTGCGCCGGCCAGCACCTTCGCCACGGTCGTGTGCTGCTGGAACCAGCCGACGATGCCGACGACCGCGCCCATCGCATCCTGCTGCAGGGTGCGGACAAAGCTTTTGAATTTCGCCTCGGTCGTCTCGTGCAGCGCCTTGCCCGCCTGGTCGGCGGCGCCAGATACATCTCCCAGGGCTTTGACGGCGCTGGACGGGTCCAGGGCGTAGAGCGCCTGGCCGAGGTCCTCGGCCTTCGTGCCGAAGAATTCGACCGCCAGGGCATTCCGCTCGACCGGGTCTTCCACCGCCCGCAGCCGGTCGAGGGTGATGTCCAGCGCCTTGGCGGCTGCTGGGCCGCCTTGGCCCAGCATTTTGAACATCTTGTCGGCGTCAATGCCGAGCTCTTTATAGGCGTCGCGGATCCTCTTTGATCCGGCTACCGCCTCGATCGAGAATTCCTTGAGCGTGTCGGCGACAACGTCGGCGTCGCGTGCGCCGGCCTGCAGGCCCTGGGCTATGAGTCCCATGGCCTGCTTGCCGCTCAATCCGAGGTTGCGAAATTGCGTGCCGTACTCGTTGAAGGTGTCCAACAAGTCTTGGGCCTTGTTGGCACCCAACTGCGTGCCGCGGGTGATGATATCGAACGCCTCTTGAGCGTTCTCGGCCAGCCCGGTGCGCATCATCTGAGAGACGGCCCGGGTGACGGAACCGACCTCCTCGTCCATCACCGTGGCCACGTCCATGGCCCGGGCGGTGATCTGCTGCAACGCCGATGCGCTGGCGTCGCGCATGCCGTCCATGTTCTGGATCACCGAGGTGATCGCAGTCTGGACGTCCTCCATGGACTCGCCATAAGCGGAGGCATAGAGCTTGCCGGCGACATCGCCGGCGACCTTGGACTGCTCCTTGGTCAGGCCGAGCTGGGCCTCCAGCCTGCCGCGGGCGGAGTCCAGCTTGACGGCGCCGGCCAGTCCGCTGGCGAAGGCCGCCCCGGCCGCGGCACCGGCGGCGGTCATGGCCGGGCCCGACAGGTCCTTGAGCCGCTGGTTGAGCTTGTCGAACTGCTTGCCGACGCCTTTGACGGTCTCCGAGACGCGGTCGTTGGCGACCAGGTTGATGATGACGCTGCGTGCGTTGGCCACCCGGTCACCTCCCTGTGAACAATGCGTCCAGCTCGGCAGCTCCGCCGGCGGGCCGGGTCCGCGCCTTTGCGGCTGCGGCGCCGGGCGGATGGATCAACTTGGCCTCGGGTACCCGTCTGGATGAGTGGGCCTGGAGCAAGATGTTGGCGATGCGGGCCAGCAGGTATTCGGTCACTCCCCAGTCGGCTTCCTCACCCAAACGGGCACGCACATACGCCGAATCGGGCGGCAGGTGGCGGATGAACGTCCTCAGCTCGCGCCACGTCATCCGCCCGGAGAACAGGTCGTGCAGGCGGCGACCCGGCCAGTACCGGGCGATGTCGAATTCGATGGCCTCCCCGTACTGCTTCAGGAGCCGGAGGAGGCCGACGATTCCCCCGGCTCCACGCCGCCGTAGCGCTGGTACGCCTCGAACAGTGCCTTGAGCTTGTACGTCGGCAGCGGGATCTTGCGGAATTCTTCGTACTGCTCACCCAGCGCCACCTTGAACACTGCGGTCATGGCGGCGATCTCTGAGGTGGTCTCATCGTCCATGGCCAGGATCGACCACACGTCGATCGACTGCGGGTGGGCGAACTCCCACCGACGCCCGCCGAAGTGGACCCGCCACGGGGTGAGGTCGACCTCGGCCCGGACGGCATCCAAGTTGAAGTCGTACGGCTCGTCGTCTCGCTTGCGAGTGCTCATGATGATTCGATCTGCCTCCTGATCGAGTCGAGCGCCTCCGCCGTGGCCCGCTGGACGGGCTCCACGTACCGGTTGGCGATGGCATAGAAGTAGGGTTTGGGCCGCTGACCGACGTAGACGTCCCGGCCGAACACCGGGTGCCGCCAGCGGTTGAACGGCTCCGCGCCCTCCAGATAGGCGGGCAGGTTGTGCATGCCGGGCGGCATCTTCTTGGGGTCCACCCGCACCGTGACCCCGGCCCATCGCCCGGACATCTGGATTTGCAGCCGGGTCGCCCGGGCGATGGACGCGCGCAGCTGCGGCCGGCCGCGCCGCTTGGACTCGCCTTTGGACGGCAGCGACCGCACCTTGGAGCGGATCGCCGGGATCATCGGCTTGGCCGCGTCCCGGATGTCCTGCCGCAGCCGCTTGCGCAGGTCCTTGCCGTCCTCGATGCGCCGCAGTGCGCGGACCAGCTGTGTCAGGTCCTCGGCGCGGACCTGGACGTCGATCATCAACTGGTGGCGCGGGTGAGCGGCCCGGCGCCCGGCCACGACACGCTGGTGGTGGCCAGGTCGCCCACTCCGCCGTCGATCGGGCTGTACTCGGTGACCAGCACGTTGCCGGAGTAGGACGGGTTGGTGGAGCTGACGGCGTCGGAAGTGGGCTTGATGACGATGGGGGCGACGGTGCCCACCAGCGGCCAGATCGTATCGTCGACCTCGCTGGAACCGAAGTCCTGGTGGAACTCGATGTCCACCGACCAGTCCTTCAGGCCGCCGATGCGCGACCGGTAGGTGTCGCCCATCGCGGTGTCCTCCTGCTCGTCCACCTCCACGCTGAGCGTCACCGAGGACACGCGGTCCGACAGGTCCACACTGTTGATGACAACCGAGGCGTCGGTCAGCACAAACGTCGCCATCGCGGCTCCTTACATGCGAATGGCCGCCTGCGCGGCGGCCGGGAGGGTTGCGGTTGCTACTGGATGGCCAGGGCCGCGGCCACCGAGAACTCCCCGGTGATCGCGGTGACGCTGATGCGAAACCAGTCGTCGGCGATGCCCGAGGTGTCGATGCGGGTCATCCACGTGCCGCCCACGGCGGTGACCGGCCCGATCGTGGCCGAGGCGACATCGGCGGGGTCACTGAACGCCTGGGCGTTGTCGCTCTCCACCTTCACCGAGATCGTCGCGCCGGCCGAGAAGACGTGCAGCACCGCGTACAGGTACTTGCCCGCCGCGCCGGCGCCCAGCTGCACCGGTGAGCCGATCGCCCCGGTGGAGTCAACCGTCTGCCGGGCGACGGCCACCCGCCCGCGGATCAGGCCCTCGCGGCCCTCGGTGCCCAGCATCGACAGGGAGAACGGGGCGACCTCGCCGAGGTCACCGAACATCTCGTAGGAGAACTTGCCGCCCTGGAACATATAGGCGACGTCCCCCTCGACTCCGGTGGGGGAGATGGTGACCGGCAGCCCGGCCACGGCCAGGGTGGAGAAGGTGTGCGGGTCGACTGCATCGCTCCCGGCCTGCCAGAACCCTTCCAGGTCCGCCGACACGCTGCGCAACCCGCCGATGCGGGATCGCCACCCCCGGCTGCAAAACGTGGTGTTGTCCTGCTCGTCCACCTCCACCGACAGGGCGACGCTGTTGGTGTCGCAGGTGAAGTCGTGCCCGCCCACCCAGGTGGTGACCGAGTCCAGGACGAAGGTGGGCATCAGCCCTCCCCCTTCGTCTTTTTCGGCTCGGGCTTGTCGGGCTTGACCTCTTCCAGGTGCACGCCGACCAGCGCGTCAAGGTTGACGCGCGCGTCCGGGCCGCCGTAGGCCAGCACCTGATCGCGCGTGACGGTGCCACCGGGCGCCACCCCGGCGACCTTGCACCGCCCGATCACTCGGTACAGCTTGCTCACGTCTCCTCCATCGCTCCGGGCGCGATCACGCGCAGCTCGAAAACGCCGCCGTAATAGCCGATCAGCCCGACCTCCTCCATGCCGAGCGGCCGGAAGGAGTCGACCACGCAGTCCTCCACCAGGCCGCCCAGCGTCCGGTCGCCCTCGATCGCCGCCGGGATCGAGGTGGCCCCCGACACGTCGGCGAAAGCGGCGAGCGCAGCCTGCCCGACCCGGTCCAGGACGGCCGAGACGAACACGTACACCTGTGGCTGCAGCACGAACCGGCCGCGTTGCATCGTCGCTCGGTACGACTCGATCGGCGGCACGCCGACCACTGCCTGCGGCGGGTTGATCTGGTCGGCCACGTAGGAGGTGACCCGCAGGCCGGAGATGGTCTTCAGCCGGGCTTCGATTCCCTGCATGATCTGCAGGACACTGGGCGCTGCCATCAGGCCACCAGCACCACCTCACGCTGGTAGGGAGCTATCCGCAGCCACACGTTCGGGTTCTCCCGGGCCCGGATCCGCCCGTACTCGCCGTAGCCGCCGGCACCAAACGGGGTGTCTCGCAGCTTGAAGATCTCCTCGGCCAGGATCAGCGTCGCCTCCTTGATCGGCGCGGGCACCGCCGCCCATCCCCATTTGGCGGTCACCCGCAGGGACGCCCGGTCGGCGCAGGGGAGGGGGCGGCGGATGGCCTTGATCCGCCAGTACGGCCACCCGGTTGCGCCCCCGTTCAGCGGGTGCAGCTCGTAGTCGTCGGCCGCCCACGTCGTCCAGGCGCCGCCGCCGGCGTCGGTCTCGATAGTCAGATCGTCGGTGGTGTAGAAGTCGTCCACCGTCGCCCAGCCGGACCCGTCGGGGTAGTAGAGACGGGGTGCGGCAGCGGCGGCGGCGTTGAACTGTCGGCGCGTGCAGTGCTCGATGCCCCTGCTCGCGACCGTCAGGGCCTCGCCCAGCCGGGCGTCCTCTGTGGTGTCGGCGATGCCCAGGCGCGCCTTCAGATCCGACAGGGTGGCATACGGGTCACCGAGAGCCATCGCTGCCGCCGCCTTTGAACTGGGCGTCGAAGGTCTCCTCGTCCAAGAACAGCGCACCCTTCTCATGCGTGGTCTTCACGCTCGTGTCGACGTGCACGGGCAGCCCTACCGCCGCCAGGCGGACGCAGAACGACAGATCCTCGGAAAACACGCGAGGACGGCCACGGTTGCCAGTCGGGTGCGTGATCGGCTCGAACCAGACATCCCCGTAGCGGTCGCGGACCTTCTGCAGGGCGGTGCGGTGCATCAGCAGGCACGCCGCGCCGGTGCCGGCCACCTGCATCACCTGGTCGCGCGGGTAGTCCAAGATTGGGCGGAAGCCGACCTCGTCCTCCAGCTCCACATAATCGTACAGGGTGGGCTGGATCCGCATTCGCTCGGCGTAGAAGTCGCCCGTGGCCGCCCGCTTCATCGCAAAGCACAGCCCGCCCATCACCGGACGGAGCTCCGGGTCGGCGGACTCGATCAGCCGATCGACGGTGTCGGGGGCGAACCCCATGTCCGTGTCCACCATCCACAGCCACTCGGCGTCGTGGTCGTCCAAGAAGCAGCGGGCGATGGCGTCACGGCCGGCCGCAACGCCCATCGCCCCAACAATCTTGCGCATCTCCCCGCCGCCGGGCCGGACGATCCGCTGACTGGTGGCCGCGTCGTACAGGCACAGATCCCGGTACGACAATCCAAAGCAGGCCGACCACTTGCCGGCGTCCAGCAGCCCGACCAGGGCCGTCCCCTTTTTCACCGGCGCCGCATCTGCCGCTTCTCGCCGGGCGCCCGGGTGGCCTGCTCCACGCCGGCCTCCAGGTCGGCGTCGGAGGCGAACAGCCACGGGTACGCCTGCACGAGCGGATCGTCGTCGCGGTAGGTCTCCGCCGGATTCGGCACCATCAGCGCCCCGGATTCGGGGTGCCGCACGATGCACGGCTGGGTGGGGCGGACAAGGCCCATTTCTGCCTCCTGAATGGGTGTGGGCCCCGGGCCGGGCGCGATGGAGGCAGGCCCGGCCGGGGCCCGCACGGCTCGGCCGATCAGGCCGAGGTCTTGTCCTGCAGCAGACGGAACGCGTTGTCGTTGACGCTGTCGGCGCCGTTGCGCCAGTGCATGTACCAGGCGCGGCGCCCGTCCGGCAGGTTGTTGGCGGTGTTGAACAGGTGCGGGATGAACTCGATGCTCGTCCCGCCCGGCTTGTCGACGATCACGTAGTTGGAGAAGTCGCCGAAGACGATCTCGTTGTCGTTGGTGGTGGTGGTCTGGACGCTGGGCGCGTCGTCGGACTCCACCACCGGCCGTCCCAGCAGCCGACCGGCGGTCGGCTGGGTCAGGTCGGTGGTGAAGGACGCCGACACCGCGGACCCCAGCGCCTTGATCGCCAAAGCGTAGACCGGGTGCATCAACCAGGTGCCGCGGCCGCGCCACCGCACCGGCACCTTCTGGTACACGTCGTGGATGTCCACCAGGCCGATCGTCGCGGCGGTGGTGGCGATGACCTCCACGTT